CTGAAATCAGATAAGGAATCAGAACTGAAATCAGATCAGGTTTCAGATACGTTTCAGATCCTAACCAAGAACCAAGAACCAAGAACCAATAACCAAGAAAATACAAATACTAAAACCAAGACTCCTGACGGAGTTAGCGAAACTGTTTTTCAAGATTTTGTAAAGTTAAGGAAAGGTTTAAAAGCACCCGTCACAGAAACGGCTTTAAAGGGGCTACAACGAGAAGCAGCAAAAGCTGGTATCAGCCTTCAGGAAGTTTTAGAACTCTGCTGTCAGAACGGCTGGAGGGGCTTTAAAGCTGATTGGCTGAAGGATAAGAACCAGTCAAAGACGGCTGGCACTCGAAATCAGGAAGTAATGTCAGGGTTAACCCGAGGTTTAATTGGAGGAGACAACAATGTCCGACTACTTGGAAAGTGACTTTTGCCAACCTGAAGACGGCTTGGATTACATTTTTGGGCGCATGGGGGCTATTTACGGAGCTGCGTTTATGCGTCATTGGGATGGGGTAGATCATGGATTGGTCCGTCAAACGTGGCTGGAGCTGCTGGGAGTTCATGCAACCTACAAGCCAAAGATTGACTATGCCCTGCTGCACATGGACCCTAAGTTCCCTCCTTCGGCATTGGCGTTCAAAAATCTATGCAATGACGGTCCTCGCATTCCAAGCAAGCCAAATACCTTAATTACCAAGCAGCCGACTCAAGCCGAGATTGCTGCAGCAGCCAAGGCAAAAGAGGAAGCACTGGAAAAATTGAGGGAATTCACCTCCTCATTCAAACAAAAATCAGTTGCAATGATGGGAAAGTAAATGGAAAAGCAAAGTTCAAACGCACTGGTAAAGGTTCGAGCAGTCTTTGTCAAAGAAAAAAAGCCTTTGACCTTATCGGCTATTCGAGAAAAAACCAACCTAACATCGGCTGCAATCGCTATGGCTTTGTGCCACTTGCGTAGGCAGCGATATGTTACTCGGGAAATCGTTCCGAATACGACAATCCGGGCTAGGAAACAAGTTTGGTCCTACCAGTACCACCCGGACCGGATCAATGCCGATTAGCGAACAAGCGCACAAATATCGCTGCTTAGTTCGGCAGCTTCTCAGATACAGACACGAATGGGGTTTAGAGGAATACAGGTTATGGATAAATTCACCACTAAGGCAAAAGCTAAAGCTACAAGTCGAGGAAGACTTTATCGTCCAGTGGAGACTGGGCAATCGGGGCGAGTGGGGGAGTTGGAAATAAATGATGCTGATTTTTGGCGGGGCAAGTATGATGAGCTACTGAAACACCTAGAACACCAAAACAAATACCTTAGATTCCTAGAAGGTGAAGTTTTTGGGGGGAGTCCTTTTTGAGAAAATATTTCATACTGGCTCATGACGTTGCTAGGTCCAACGCAAAAATTGCCGTAGCAGAAGCCCCGGAAGGCTACGCAATAGAGATCAAACCAATTACCCGCAGCCTTGCTCAGAATGCCAAACTTCATGCGTTGATTACCGATATTGCCAAAGCACTTGAATGGGCTGGAGCCAAGCGAGACGTAGAGACTTGGAAGCGATTGTTGACGGCTGCATGGCTTCGAGCTCGTGGAGAGCCAATCGAAATGCTGCCAGCCTTAGACGGTCATGGGGTCGACATCGTTTTCCGTAGGACTTCAGAGCTGACGATCAACGAAATGATCGAGCTGATCGAATACATCCAAGCATGGGCTGCAGATAAAAATATAGGTGTATGATAAGAATATATTCACGAAAGGATATGCAATGTACGTTATCAAAAACGAAGACAACGAAGTCATGCGAATTGTTGGCAGACAAGAGGAAGCTCTTGCAGTTTGCGCTTTGCGTCCTGGCTGGACTTTTAAATGCGTTCGCAAACCAAAACCAAAGTTTGATCTGTCACAGTTTGAGGAAGCATTGATATGAAAGATATTCTCAATCTTGCTAAACTAATTATCTGCATGGTCATATTGCTTTGTGCTGTCAAAGCATTTATGGATTACCGGGATAATTGCCCTGTCGATATTTTTTGGCAATCAAGCAATAGTCTTGAAAAGCAATTTTGCCAGTTGGCTTACGGGTACAAGTATGGCAACTAAAGCCGAGAAAGAACATTTTGGAAAACTTGCGAGTCTCGGGTGCATCCTTTGTATTTACCTCGGATACGGAGAAGGAACACCTGCTGAAATTCATCACATCCGTAGAGCCGGGAAGCGCAGTAATGCTCCGGTCATTGCCCTCTGCCCCGAACATCATCGAGGCAATTCCGGTATTCATGGACTTGGACGCAAAGCCTTCGAGAAGGCATACGTCACCGAGGAGTATTTGTTGGAACTCACCCTTGGAAAAATTGCATGACCCTGACTGATCGATTAACATTGGTGGAAATCGGTCAGTTAATTCCTTTTTCTGACGCAGGATAAACGTAACCTGCACCTAAAAAGGAACTTGATGAGCAGACGGTTTACCGATCCTGAATTTGAGGAAATATGCGTCAATTTTTGGCATTACGCCAAAGCGCATAGGTATGGCGGTCCCCGCTTACCACCCGGATTTGCTAAGGTGCTTAACGAAGGATCGGCAACTCATGAAGTAGATTACCCGCTTAACAAGTATTTCCCAGCCTTTACCATTGTGATTGAAAGCTTTGATCCAGTGGAGCAGATTGCTTTTTATGCGGTCTACATATCGGCTGGATACAGGAATGGACGCAAGATCCCGATTAAGGTCCTTGCAAGCGAAGTGGGAATCAATCGGTCTAACTTCTACAAGAAGGCAGACTCAGTGGCTCAAAAAGCATGGAAGCAAGCCAAAAACTTGACAATGCTCCAGTCAAAACTTTACAAAACCGACCAAAAACTTTACAAAAACGAGGACGTGGAAACGGATTAGGGTGAGGGTGTAGATTTGGCGATTTTGAATCGTAGATCAGAAGGCAGAAAAACTATCTACTTCTCGCATCCTCTAATGTCTGCCTAACCACCCTCGTAAACATTGTATTAAACTAGGTGTATCCCGAATAGGGAGACAAAAAAGGAAGATACATTTTGAATAGAAAATCGTATATTTTGGATACGCTGAGAGGAGTAGTCAGCTAATGGCACGAACTTCAAAGCTTACCGAAGCTCAATGGCACGACATTGAAAAACGAATGCTTGCGGGCGAGAAGGCTGCAGTGCTTGCTAAAGAGTACGGGATTGACCGGGCTCAGATAACTCGCAAGATTACTCCCAGTGTGCGGAATGTAAAAATCGTTGCAAATCAATTACTTAATGCTGAGGCAGCTTTTAAGCAGCTTCCAATTACGCAACAAATCGCAACAATTAGCCTAATGGATGAGCTAAGAGCGATCAGTACCAACCTAGCCAGTGCAGCTAAGTACGGTGCAGTCAATGCCAATATCCTTTCGGGAATGGCAAACCAGCAGCTCAATACGGTCAATGAGGAAAATCTCTTGACGGGCGAGGGAATGATTGCACTCAAGACGGTAAGCGCATTACAGGACATGGCAAACGAAGCCAGCAAAGTTCCCCTTGGATTGCTCAGCGCAAACAAGGATCAAATGCAAAAGATTACAAACCCGCAGAATTCAGATCTACGGGAAATGACTGACGAGGAACTCTTTGCAATCGCAAGCCGAGGCAGCTAAGGAGCTGCTGATTAGGCGTAAAGCCCGATCAGACATCCTTCAGTATGCAAACGCCATAGAAGTTCCAGGTCGACCTATGACGGACGATCCTGATACAGAATTCTTTGAGCCTATCGAAACCACGATGGCTCATCATCATCGGCTGCTTCTCAAGAAGCTAGACGAGGTAGCAAATACAAAACATGGGCGCATGATGGTATTCATGCCCCCGGGCTCGGCAAAGTCGACTTATGCCTCAGTAGTATTCCCCAGCAAGTACCTTGGGGCTGCTCCTAATCGCAAAGTCATCCTTGCCAGCTATGGTGACGATCTAGCTAGAAAGCTTGGTAGGCGCACCCGATCAATCATTAAGCAGCCTAGATACCGAGGAATTTTCGGAACTGGGCTTACTGTCGAGTCTTCGGCAGCGCAGGAATTCGCACTGGACAACGGTAGCGAATACATGGCTTGCGGTATTCTCGGGGGCGTTACTGGTAATCGAGCTCATGGAATCATCATTGATGACCCTATCAAGGGGCGTGAGCAAGCTAATTCGGACACAATCCGTAATAAAACCTATGACGCTTTCGAGGATGATCTAAAGACCCGTTTGATACCGGGAGGCTGGATTGTCCTCATTCAAACCCGTTGGCATGAAGATGACCTAGCAGGTCGAATCCTTCCCGATGGCTGGAAAGGTGAATCCGGCAAGATCTTATGCAAGGACGGCAATTACTGGGAAGTGGTCTGTTTACCCGCTAAATGCGAAAACGAGGGCGATCCTCTTGGCAGACAGATTGGTGAATACCTTTGGACCGAATGGTTCGATGAGAAACACTGGGCTCAATTTGAAAGTAATCCGAGGACGTGGGCAGCTCTTTATCAACAAAGACCTGCTCCACTAGACGGAGACTTGTTTAAACCCGATCAAATACAGATCGTGGACGCAATACCTGCTGGAGAAATTAAATGGTGTAGGGGCTGGGACTTAGCCAGCACTACGGACGGTGACTATACGGCAGGAGGAAAGCTTGGCAGATTATCAGATGGCAGGTTTATTATTTCGGATATGGTTCGACTGCGTGTGGGTCCCGATCAGCGTGACGCAGCAATGGTTAATACGGCTGCGCTTGATGGAAGGTCGGTCAAAGTAAGTATTCCGCAAGATCCGGGACAGGCTGGTAAAACGCAAGTCTTATACCTAACTCGAGCATTGTCAGGATATACTGTCAAAAGCTCACCCGAATCGGGCGACAAAATCACGAGAGCAGAGCCGTTTGCTGCTCAAGTTAATATTGGTAACGTATTAATGCTTCGAGGCGATTGGAATGCACCCTTGATAAACGAAATGCGAATATTCCCTAATGGATCACATGATGACCAAGTGGACTCGCTATCAAGAGCGTTTTCTGAAATAATGATTCCTCGCAAGAGTTTCTTTGGATAGGATTTTATGTTTAAGTGGCTAAAAGGAAAGACAGAGGTTCAACAAGAACCGATCAAGCCCAAGGCTCGTAAAAGCCTATTCAGCACTCATGCGTTCGATATGCTCGATCCCGATGCTAAAAGATTCAAAGTCGCTGACACCTTTTCAGCACTTTTAAAGCAGCAGCCTTCGCTCTATGGCGAATACGCAATGGATGATTCCAGCAATGGCGTTGCTAATTTCAAAATGTTTGCTGCTGGCAGCAATAGCGTTTCCGATGTCGTAGTAGGCTGGTACGCTTCCCAAGGATTTATCGGAGCGCAGCTCTGCGGTATCTTGGCTCAAAACTGGCTGATTAATAAAGCTTGCTCAATGCCAGCCGATGATGCCATTCGTAAGGGCTACAACGTAGTTACCGTTGACGGTGACGAACTGGACCCTGAAGCCGTTAAGATCATCAAAGCTTACGACAAAGCCTTCAAGCTGAACTTCAATATGCGTGAGTTCATCCGCAAGGGTCGCATCTTTGGTATTCGTGTGGCAATGTTTAAAGTCATTTCGACTGATAAAGACTATTACGAGAAGCCTTTCAACATTGATGGCGTGACTGCTGGTTCCTATAAAGGAATCGTACAAGTTGACCCGTACTGGACAGCTCCAATGCTGGACGGTGCTTCAGCTTCACAGCCTGACACCCTGCATTTTTATGAGCCGACTTGGTGGATCATCAACGGCAAAAAGGTTCATCGTAGCCATTTAATTATTTTCCGTCATGCTGAGCCTGTAGACGTGCTCAAGCCTCAATACATTTATGGCGGTGTGCCACTGACTCAACAGTTGATGGAGCGTGTATACGCTGCAGAGCGCACCTCTAATGAAGCTCCACAGTTGGCAATGTCCAAGCGTACAACCGTTTGGCTAACCGACATGGAAGCCGTTATGAGCGACACCAACGCAGCAATCGGAAGATTGCAGCAATGGGCTGCCTATCGTGATAACTACGGTGTAAAGCTTGGCGATAAAGAAGGTGACGAATTCCAGCAATTCGATACCTCCCTAGCCGACTTTGATGCCCTCATCATGACTCAGTATCAACTCGTGGCTGCGATTGCAGGTGTGCCAGCGACTAAGCTGCTCGGCACTTCTCCAAAAGGCTTTAATGCCACTGGCGAATACGAAGAAGCAAGCTATCACGAGCTGCTCGAATCGATCCAGTCAAACGATCTGACCCCATTCGCTGAGCGTCATCATCAACTGGTTATCAAAGCATACGTTGAGCCACAGCTCAAGAAGAAGTTCGATCTCGAAACTACTTTGAACTGGCTCCCACTCGATACACCTACTGCCGAAGAATTGGCTCAAACCAATCTGCTCAAGGCTCAAACTGGACAGACTCTTATCGGTTCCGGTGCTATTAGCAGCGAAGATGAGCGTCAACGTGTAGCAACTGACAAGCAGTCCGGCTACAACGAAATTGGCATTCTTGAAGATCAAGACCCTGAAGGTGAAGAATTAGCGGAGGAAGATTTCGAGAAAGTGCAAGACGGTATTTGGACTCCATTGCCAAAGAATGAAGAAGTCTCATACAAGACAACTGACGGAGACTTTGCCGATCCTGAAGATGGCGAAGGTCCTTTGGGCAAGACATTTCAAGTAACTCAAGACAAAGATCCCTGCTGGGAAGGTTACGAGCAATTTGGAATGAAGGACAAAGACGGCAAACAAGTTCCTAATTGCGTTTCTCAAGATGATGCTGAATTCAAAGAAGAAGATCATCCTCGTGCAAAAAACGGACAATTTGGCTCAGGCGGGGCTAGTGCAGCTCCTGAGTCTAAAGAGAGTAAAAAAAAAGAAGTAAAAGGTGAATCTCATGGATCTGCTGAAAAGTCCTCTGAGTCTGCTCAAAAAGAGCTTCCTTTGGAGGAAAAGACAGGATCAGTCCAAGCGCAAGCAAAAGGATTCCAAAAAGTCAAAGAGCTTCCTAACGGTGGATATGTCGACCAACATGGATTCGAGCATTCACCCGGACTCAATGAGCATGAGCGAAGTATTGAAGACGGCTTTTACGAACAAATCCTAAAAGATACGCCTAAGCTAATTGCTGCGTACAAGGATACATTCGGTCACGTTGTAGATCCTGACCTTGTTAAAAAGCTAGATCCAAGCTTTGCTAAAGATCCATCATTAGCTGCAGCCGTACATGAGCCAAGCTCTTATCTGTCTAAAGTAATTTGGAAAGATGCTCTCGAGCAAAAAGCTAAAAACAACGATACCGAAGCCACAATGTTTACGGCTGGCGGTAGCGGATCAGGCAAGTCCGAATCTGAAAAGATGGCTCGTGACCTGCTCGGTCTTAAAGAAGATGCGTTGACCTTTGATTCTGTATTGGGCAACTTCAAGTCCGCTGCTGACAAAATCGATCAAACCTTGAGCATTACCAAGGGTAACGTAGACATCGTTTACACCAATGCGTCTCTTGACCTTGCCGTATTGCTTAATTTGAAGCGCAGCCGGACAGTCCGATTGGATACCCAGCTTGACGCTCATATCAAAGCTTCTGCAAACATCAAGAAGATTGCCGATCATTACAAGGGCAATAAGCGAGTAAATATTACTATCGTCAACAACAACACTGGCGATCCTCCTTACCTAACCGAAGGCAAGATCGACCAAGTTCCTGACTACACTGACAGAGCTGCTATGCGGGAGAGAATGATCTCATTCGCTAAGAAAATTGTCGCTGAAGGCAGGATCAAGGATGGCGATAAAAAGCTCAAGATGCTGCTAGGTTAATCCTGCGCTCCTCAAGGATCATTCGGACGTGCTCACGATCAAGTGAGTCTCCAATGACCGGGGAGCCACAGCGATAAGCAGCCCCGGCTTTTGATTGAAGAAAACGGATTGCCATTTTAATTTCGTCCATTGTGACCCCGAGATCGTAAACCCCGTTTTTGCCGTAGAAGCTATAAACGTAATTGGCGAAGACTTTAAGTTCTTGGTATGACATTGCCATTTTGAGATCCTTTCGTTAGTTGCTCATTGCGTCATAAGCTGCTTGGTTTTCGTAACGGATGCAGCCTTCTCCGTTATACATTGGACCGACTAATCCAGCGAAAACTGGCTGACCGATCAACTCACTGCGTAAGTAGCCCCGGTCTTCAAAACGATTGAACTCGTAACCACGAACTGCCATTGCTTCAATGCAGTCCCCTACGTTTGCGACTTCGATGTCAAAGCCACCCCAGCCGTTTTGATCTAATGCAACAATTTGGTATCTCATGATTTTTCCTTTCGTGGAATTAATTGACTCGGTACTGCTCGATTGCGATTGCCATTGCTGCCTCGGCTTCCTCTGCATTGCCACCAGCGACTAAGACGTTACGGGCTGCAGCGTCAATGTAACGGAGGTCCATGATGTCAAACTGGATACCGTTGCCAATGCGATTGAAGATCTGATTGACTTGGCGGTCAAGGGCTCTATTTGCGTTTCTCATTTTCGTTTCCTTTCGTGGGTAACTGAAGACTACAACTTAATAATATACTAATTAAGCATGGTGTCAAGCGATATTTGCATAAACACCACAATTATTTTTATTTGTTGGCAAGGCACTCGGAGCAGTTGCATTCGATGACCTCAAGCTTTACGGCTTTGCGTAAGTCTGCCATGCTGTCAAAACCTTTGACGTGGACTAGATCATCCGAGAACCGAAAGCCATAAGGCAGGTTCAGGATGTAGCTTGGGTAATCTGAATATTCCCCATCGACATCCACGTCCCGGGCAGTGTTCAATTTGTATTTAGCCATTTTGATTCCTTTCGTGGGATTAAGCTTGAAGTTCTTGCATTGCTTGCTGCGCTGCTGCAGCTCTACGGACATGACCTTTAGCCATTGCTACGGCATAGATCACTTGTAATTCTAGGATTCCTCGGATTTCCAAGTATCCATAACGGGCTAGTGCTTCCATGATTCGTTCCTTTCGTGGTAACTGATTTTTACTACAGTCTTAGTATCATACTAATTAAGCATACTGTCAAGAGGTTTGAGAAATATTTTTAGGGTGTTGTATTTGTAATACACCTCAAAAAAAGATCAAAAAACACTTGACGCAATGCTAAATAGGTATATACTGAAGGTGTTGTCTTTGATTAATCACGAAAGGAAATCAAAATGAGAGTTCAAGAACGTTGCAGATTTGTCCCTGAAGGTTATGTTTTGTTGGCTCAAGACGAGGCTTTGGGTATTGAGGTTTTTGGAGATCCTGAGCGCAATGTCGCAAGGGGCTTCAGTGGTCGCAGAAATCGTGCTGACTTTGCCTACCGTTTCAACAATGCTGAGCGTATGAATGCTTACATTGCTGAATACATTGCCGGAATTGTTGCCCAGCGTGATCGTGTTGCCCAGCGTAGAGCTGAGCGTGTTGCAGCTAACCGTAATGCCGTTGTAAATGTCGGTGACATTTTCCAAGCGATGTGGGGTTACGATCAAACAAATATTGACTACTTTCAAGTTGTAGCGGTTAGTGGTCAAATGATGGAAGTTCGTGAGATCGGCTGCTTGAGCGAAGGTAACGGATTGCCTGACCAAGGCGTGTGCGTTCCAGCTCCTAACAATTTCAGGGGCGAGGCTAGAAGGGTTCGTATCCAAGCAAGCGGTGAAAGCGTGTTTTTCCGTTTCGCAAGCTATGCCAATGCTTACAGGATCAATCCTGTTGCAGTAGTGGCTGGGGTTCCGATTTACGAGCAAGCCAACTGGACAGCTTACGCATGATGACCAACAAACGAAACAGAGGGGGGATGGGATACGTCCCCACTGCTCAGGAAATTATTGAGGCACGAGGGCATTTATCCCAATCCAAATCAGCCAGTATGATCTATACTACTCAAGCACGTTGGAGTAATTACGAGACTGGCAAAAGCCGAATGCACCCGGCATATTGGGAGCTATTCCTTAGAAAGAAAGGAGAAGAAAATGCCTAAAAAAATGAGTTTTGAAGAAGCTCGTGCCAAGTGGCTCAAAGAGCTTAATGGTCGAGACATGGCTGAATATGGCAATGATCTTGAAAAAGAGCAAGACGCAAAAGTGGCAAAGCTTATGACTCCTGAGTACCTAGCTAGTTGGGAAAAGGCAGACAAAGATGCCGAAGGCAAGTAAGAAGCCTGTAAATGGGATAGTCGGTGGAGCATTAAGACCTAATGCAAGTATTGCTGCCGACTACGCCAAGCCAACAGTAGATCTGATCGGCTTGATGTCTCGTGACGTTGAAAGACAGTTAAAAAAACTATTTAAAGAAAACAAGTTCGGGTTTGCTGAGGATGCTTCAATCTCCAGTCAAGCCCGAATCCTTTTGAGTTGGCTGCTTGAGAAGTGGTCAAAACGCTTTAATGCTATCGCTAAGAGCTCTACGGAGCGCATGATAGAGCGCACTATTCGGAATTCAGCCGTAACGCTAGGAATGTCCTTAAAGGATGCCAGCGAGGATTTTAAGATCGATACTTCCTTCAGGAATGCTCAGATCAACGATGTAATTAAAGCCAGCACTCAAGAAGCTGCAAACCTTATCAAAATAATTCCGCAAAAGTATCTTGCCGAAGTCCAAGGGCAAGTCATGCGAAGCATTACAACTGGAAAGGGAATGGAGGATTTAGTCCCGTTCCTGACCAAAAAATACAATGGCAATATTCGTCATGCGAGAAATGTTGCGCTGGATCAGACTCGCAAGGCGTATCAATCGATCAATACCTCAAGACTTAAAACGCTTGGAGTAAAGAAGTTTATATGGATACACTCAGGCGGTGGTAAGGAGCCACGAGTGAATCATATTAGAATGTCGGGTAATGAATATTCATTCGACAAACCACCCGTAATTGGGGTAATGTACGGGGAAGAAGTGCGGGGATTACCCGGTGATTTACCAAATTGCCGTTGTATTTGCAAACCAGTCATCAACTTTGATTTAGACGAATAAGGAACCAAAATGAAAGATCAATTAAACGCAGTAGAGTCAGCGAATATGAGCATTGCCTCAATCGCTGGCATGGGCGAATCTGCCCAAGCAGAAGGTGTTTACACTTTTAAATGCTTTGAATACGAAGGTGGTACTCTCTTGTGGGAAGACACAATTGAAAACGTAGTTTGTACCCTTGGTAAAAACTTGATGCTACAAACAGCTTTGACTGGTTCTGCCTATACAGTAGTTGGTCCTTACATGGGATTGATTAGCTCTGTTGGCTATACAGCAGTTGCTGCTGGCGACACAATGGCTTCACATACAGGCTGGAACGAAGCTGGTTCAACTAATGCCCCAACATTTGCAGCTCGTATTGCTCCTGCATTCGGCACTGCTGCTGCTGGCGCAATCTCTACTAGCTCTCCAACTAGCTTCACAATGACTGGCGCAGGTACTTTGGTCGGTGCGTTTATCACTTACGGCACTGGCGCAGTTACTACATTGATGAGCACTGCAGGTACTTTATTGTCTGCTGGCGCATTCACTGGCGGTAATCAACCTGTCAATAGCGGTAACGTTGTTCAAGTTACTTACTCACTAAGCCTCTAAGGAATAAATCATGCCTAAATTTACACAAGGTCAAGAAGTATCTCAAATCATTACAGCACCTATTACTGGTACTGTTGAAAAGTTTGCTTTTGACGAAAACACTGGCGAAATCGTATTTTTGGTAGCTTACAAAGACGCAGATGGTGAAGACCAAAAGCGTTATTTCAAAGAAACTGAAATCGCTGCCGTCTAATCATGACATTTTTATTAGTTAACCGGGTACGAGAAACCACAATTTCTCCCGGTACGGGTACAGCAACCCTCGCAGGTGCTGCTCTTGGCTATCAAACCTTCTCCGCAGGAGTTGGGGCAAATAACACGACTTATTATGTTATTGCCGATCAGAATGGGGCAAACTGGGAAGTGGGTTACGGCACTGTTGGCTCGGGTGGCACTACGCTTGCCCGTACTACAGTGCTGTCCTCGTCCAACGCTGGATCATTGGTGAACTTCTCCAGTGGTACGCAGGACGTTTGGGTCGATTATCCGGCTAATAAAGCAGTATTTCAAGATTCAACTGGGACCGTATCTGTCCCAGTATTGTTGACAACTTCAACAACTAGTACGACTCCAAATCTTAGTTTTAATGCGTCAAACACTGGTTTTGCTGTTGGTGCAAGTGTTTCAGGAAGTTATCTTCAGTCTCTTTTGCAAAACAAAAGCGGAACTGCTGGAGCTTCAGCTAATTACGTTTTAAGCAATGACTTAGGAACCGACTCTACCTATTACGGTGAATTCGGCATGAATTCTTCCGTATATAGTGCATCAACTCCTTCGGATTTTTTCTCCATAAATAACGGAATTTATTTTTCGGGTCATGATGGAGATATAACCTTTGGCTCGGGCAATGGTTTTAAATCATATTTTGCTTGGGGATCTTCAGGTCAATCTGCTCACGTTATTAACGTTTCAGGAGCTTTAGGGTTTTCCACTAATTTAGGAACTACTCCAGCATTAAGCGGAACCACTGGATACGGTACTGCTGGTCAGGTTCCTGTAAGCGCAGGGTCAACTGGGGCAGTTTCTTGGAGCAGCACTCCAACATTGACCGGAACAAATTTTACTGGCGTTCCCATTAGCACTGCAATTAGCGGTCTAGGTACTGGCGTTGCGTCAGCCTTGGCTATCGCTATTGGCTCTGCAGGTGCTCCAGTTACATTCAACGGAGCTCTTGGCACTCCTTCAAGTGGGACATTAACAAATTGCACTTTTCCAACGCTTAATCAAAATACAACAGGTCAAGCTGGATCAGTAGCAAACTCTCATACTGCCGGAACTGGTTTAAGCGGATCAACTTTTAATGGTTCAGCAGCGGTTACATGGACTCTTGCTACAGCTTATGGAGACTCAATCAATCCATACGCTTCTAAAACGGCAAACTACTTCTTAGCTGCTCCTAACGGGTCTGCAGGTGCTCCAACTTTCCGGGCAATCGTAGCTGCTGATATTCCTACGTTGAACCAAAACACAACAGGAACTGCTGCAAACGTTACTGGAATAGTTGCGCTGGCTAACGGTGGATCGGGTCAAACAACTGCTCAAGCTGCAATGAATGCGTTCGCTGGTGCAGTGACGAGCGGATCTTATTTGCGTGGCAATGGCACAAACGTTGTCATGTCGACTATTCAGGCTGCAGACGTTCCTACGCTAAACCAAAATACAACTGGTACTGCTTCAAATATTACTGGCACATATACTGGTTCTATTTCATCAAGCCAAGTCACAACTGGATTGGGTTATACACCTTACAACTCATCAAATCCATCAGGCTATATCTCAAGCATCACATCAGGCATGGTGACTACTGCGCTTGGATACACACCTTACAACTCAAGCAATCCTAATTCATATATTGCTCTTTCATCTGCAATTACTGGATATACTGCAGGTACAAATACAGCTTTAGTAGCAACAGATACTTTGCTTGCAGCTTTGGGAAAATTACAAGGTCAAGTAACTGCAAGAGGCACTGGAACGGTTACTAGCGTTTCAGCAACTGCTGGGACTGGTATTAGTGTAAGTGGAAGCCCAATTACTACAAGTGGGACATTAACAATTACTAATACTGGGGTGACTTCTGTTGCTGCTGGTACTGGTATATCTGTATCGGCTACTACAGGTGGTGTGACTATTACAAATAGTGCCCCAGCAACGTCTCAAACACAATTAAAAGCTTGGGCAAACTGGTCTGGAGGAAATCCTCCAACTATTAGATCTTCATACAATATTAGTTCTATTACTTGGATTACCACCGGAGAATATCAAATTAGTTTTTCTACCGCTTTTTCCAATGCAAACTATTGTTCATTGGTTCTTGGTGGATTTGACGATGCAACTAATACTTTGATGGGAGCAAAAACTTTTAGTGTTTCAGCAGGAAATTTATATACAAGATTTTTTTCTGCGGGTACATCAAATTATTATGACTTGCCTATAAATAACTTTATGGCAACCGGAGCCTAATTTTTGGAATATAAGAATGACTCAAATAATTATTTATACTAATGAAAAAGGAAACGTATCTGTTTGCGTTCCAACGGGAGAAATGTCTATTGAAGAAGTGTTGGCAAAAGATTGCCCTCCAAATGCAATTATTGTTGATGATAGCATTTTGCCTCAAGGAGTAAGCTCTCAATTTTTTAATGCTTGGGAATTAAACGATGGAAAAGTAACTGTTAATTTTAATAAAGCGCAAGCTTATAAATTGAATAGATACAATAATTGCGTAATTTCAATAGCACAAAAAAGACAACTTACCGCTATGTCGGGAATAGAAAATATCCCAAGCGATGATGTATGGCTTGCCAAACTTGCTTCAGATAGAGCCGCTATTAACTCGGCAACTACTCTTGAAGAATTGGCTGCAGTAATCGATCCCGAATAATATATGTTTGGATCATATCCATTTTCGGGTGCTCCATTCGCAGGACTTTATAGCACAATTACGACCTATATGGTCACAATTTCCGAAAGTGGAAATGCTCAAGATTCGCAATCAGTATTAGTTTTAGTTTATTTATCGGTATCAGAAGCAGCTAATGCAGTTGATACGGTTTCACAAAATACAACGGCTCCATTAACAATCACTGAGTCAACTATCCCTTCCGATGTTTATTCGGAAACAATGGCAGCCCCCGTATTTATTGTTGAATCAGGCTCTGCAGTTGATACGGTGTCTGAGAATATGTCTGCAACCGCAGCGATCTCTGAGTTTGCTAATGCAGCCGATACTGTATCCGAGAATACAACTAGCCCAGTTTCTATTTCTGAAACAGCTAATGCAGTAGATTCAGTTTCTGAGACTATGGCTGCGACAGCCAATATTGCTGAGTCTGTAAGTGCCATAGATACTGTTTCAGAGACCATGACTGCTCCAGTCACAATGACTGAGGCTGGATCTGCAACGGATACCGTTTCAGAAAACATGACGGCTCAAGGATTTATTACTGAAGCTGCTTTGGCTGCCGATTCGGTTTCTGAAAATACAACGTCTCCAGTCAATGTTTCTGAGACGGGAAATGCTCAAGATTCACAATCTGAAACTATGGCAGCACCCGTATCTGTTAGTGAATCGGGAAATGCTGTTGATTTAGTATCTGAAAACATGACGGCTCCTGTTTCAGTAACGGAAACTGGAAACGCTCAAGCAACACAATCTGAAGCAATGTCTGCTGCGGTCAACATTGCTGAAGCTGGATCTGCTATTGATGCGGTATCCGAAAATAATACGACTCCTATTTTAATAGTTGAAACGGGCAATGCTCAAGATACTCAGTCAAATACGATGACTGCTCCAGTAAGCGTTTCAGAGGCTGGAAATGCGGTGGCAACAGTTTCTGAAAGTATGACAGCCCCGGTTTCGTTATCTGAGGCAGGAAATGCTCAAGCGACTCAATCTGAAAGTTTAACGGCTCCAGTTTTGATTTCAGAGGCTGCCAACGCTCAAGATGCTCAATCTGAAACGATGTCTGCTCTGCTATCAATTATTGAATCAGGTTTGGCAAGCGATTCTCTTGCTGAAACAATGACTGCTTATGTCAACATGATTGAATCAGGTGCTGCTGTCGATATAGTTACTCAAAATCTGACAGCCCCAGTAAATGTTTCTGAAGCTGCCAATGCGGTAGACCAACAATCTGCTTTTGCCTTCTCATTAGTTCATATAATTGAGCAAGCTTTAGCTGCGGATACAGCAGCCGAAACCACTTATGTATTGGTCAGAGTTGACGAATTTGGAAATGCAGTTGACATGGTTTCGGCAACGGTTTTCCATAGCTCTAACAAATATTGGCACGTTTCACCAAGAGCAGATTATTGGAAAGTTTCCCCTAGACTAGATTATTGGCATATAAATGAATAATTTCATCCTTGAAAAAAGAACTGCAGAATCAATCTATTACGATTTAGATTGCACTGCAATACTCGATGTGGCAGAAACCATTGAAACGATTACCTCTATTGAGGCAGATCAAAATGGGCTGGAGCTTGCTAATTGGGCTATAAATGCTGCCCCAATTACCTTTCCCGATAAAACAGTGGGATTAACTGGAAAAGTGATTTCTGTTCAAATTTCAGGGGGTATTATTCCCGGTCCACAAGTAAATCAGCTTTATACAATTAGAGCTTTATTTACAACAACGACTTACAATACTCGTGAAGCAACCGTTTTTCTTAATGTAACTAATGTACCTATTCAGACAGGGAGGTCTTGCTAATGCCACTCAAAGAAGGCTATTCCAAAGAAGTCATTCAGGAAAACATTCGTGAAATGATTAAGGCGGGGCATGACCCCAAGCAAGCAATGGCTGCAGCCTATTCCAATGCCCGTAAGTCTCATGGCGTTGATGAGGTGGAAACCGAGGAAATGAAAGAGTCCCATAAGCGGGATTTAAAAGAGGAGCCCGATTCAAAAATTGTGGCTTTTATTGTATATACAGACGATGACAAGATCCTATGGATGAAGCGCACCAAGGACGATACTTGGGGTTTCCCCGGTGGTCACGTTGAAGAAGGCGAATCAGCCATTGAAGGCGCAATTCGTGAGTCTCGTGAGGAGATCATGCACGTCCCTGAGACAGGTCTTCAGTTGATCTATTCAGAGGGCAAAGTTCGTCTATTTGGCTGTAATGACGGTGAATTCAAGCCTGAGCTTAATGATGAGCATAGCGAATTTGTTTGGGCAACTATTGAGGATGCCCCCGAGCCCATATTTCCGAAAATTGATGGGGACGAAGAAAAAATTGCCGAAGCTGCTGAGGCGAATGCTTCGGCTATGGATAAGCGTGAATATGACACTAACGGCTGGTTTGAAGTAAAAGACAACCCGCTTTCAATGGTAGGTGTATTCCCTTATTCAGGTCGATCAATCTCTGCAGATTGCGACCCGGATCGTGTTTACATGGTTTATCGTCCAGCCGAGGAGCTCAACTCTACCGACTGTATAGATTCATTCAAATTAATCCCTTGGATTGACAATCACGTCATGCTTGGAAGCGAAGACGAAGGATTGACTCCTTCAGAGCAAAAGGGCGTACAGGGCGTTATCGGGCAGGACGTTTATTTCGATGGCGATACCCTAAAAGGGAATATCAAAGTATTTTCGGAGGCAATGGCTAATCTTATTGCCAATGGAAAAAAGGAATTGTCCTGCGGATACCGTTGCAGATATGAATACGCACCCGGCACTTATGACGGAATAAAGTATGATTATGTGCAACGGGATATTCGAGGCAATCATCTAGCCCTTGTCGAGAATGGACGCATGGGTCCCGATGTAGCAGTTTTAGACCATTTCACTTTCACAGTAGATAACAAGGAGTTTTTAAACATGGCTGAAGAAAACAAAGAAGTAGGTGGCGAGAAGCCTACTATGACTCTTGAGGAAGTTCACAAGTTCCTCGAAGAAGTTATGCCAAAACTGGCAAAAATTCAAGAATTGACAGGTCAATCGTTTGGTTCAGCAGGTTTAGAAGCCGTTGCTGACGAAGACACAGAAAAACCTGACGGTGACGAAGAAAAGCCGGGCGACATGATGGACGAAGAAGGTCCTGAGTATGGTGTTGGCGGTCAGAAAAAAGAAGAAAAAGAAGGTCAACGTGGTGAAGGTATGGACGCAGCAGCTATTGCTCGTACTGTCGAAGCTAAGTTGGCTAAAAAATCTAAGCTATACGACCAGTTGTCAACTCATATCGGTGCGTTTGACCATGCCGAAATGGACTTGGACAAGATGGCTAAGTATGGCTGCAAAAAGCTTGGCTTGGAAGCCCCTAAAGAGACTCGTGTAGTCGCTTTAGAAGCGTTCCTAAAAGGCAAGGGTGTTCCTAGTCGTGCTGCAATGGATTCCGCAGTTCGTAAGGGCAATTTCGTTCAACGTTTTTTAGAAGGTAAATAATCATGACTGCTGCGACTTTTCAATCCACAGTTAACGTCAATCTGGGATTTGGAGTTCCCG